GTTAGTTTATCGAATATAGGATATTTGTATGAATCGTATCTCTGAACTCCAAGAGGTTTTCCAAAAAACATAGGTTGCTTTTTGGTATCAACTTTTTCGGTGTTAAAAACTGTCATTCCCTTAATATTTGTAGATTCTTCTGTTGAAGAAATTTTAAACTGCATGTTTGTTTCCTTTTGCATAGTTTTATTTAAAAAGTTCAAATAGTTAGAATTTATTATTCATCATATTGAGTATGACGATGCAAATGTTTCGGTTCAATTGGCGAAAGTCTTTTTTTACCTTTTTCTTGTTGTTTGCGAGATGGATTTCTTCCTACTTTTGCAAATTGATCGCCTTCAGAATCTTTTGGTCCAAATCCACCTCGTTTAGAATACAATCTTTCTCTACGATTTCTATGTTCATTTCCTAAATCATCTGATCCCGAACTTAAAGGACTATTATGTGCTACTGTATTATGAGGTAGGCGATGAGATACATGTCTATTCCAAACTCTTTCCGCATCTCTTGCAATTTTAATTTTGTCTCCTTTTGTTTTTGGAGTTTTATTATGTCCCCATTCTATTGTATTCATATTATTTGCAGGAGATTCTGGAGTTTTATATACTTTATATGTAATTCCAGATGGTTTATGGTGAACATCAATTCCACTAGAATGAGATGTTACTTTTACTTCCTTTTTATCTTTACGACTTACATGTGGATTTGGATTTGGATTATCTGCCCCGTGTCTAACTTTAGTTAGAGTTAAATTACTTTGTCTTTCTTGTCGTTGTTTATCTTTAAATTTTTTATTACTTGCTTTTTGCATTGGAGTTTTGCCAGAAGGAAGTTTTTCATTAGGTTCATAATATTTTTCTGCAATATACATAAATTCTTGAAATGTTTTCATTTCTTACTTTGCTTTTAGGTATTTAGTTTTTCATAACTCCATCTATACCCTTTACAATGGTTAAATTTTCCTTCACAGGTATATTTAATGTTGGAAGGATTTGTTCCTACAAATTTAGAAGCATCACTAATAGATTGGAACTCTCTTAAAAAGTTTCCTTCAATATCATACTGAAATACTTTGGTTCTTTTTACATTTGGATTATTTTTAAGTGTTTGAGAAGTTTTCGATTTACTTTCCTCCTTATGAGATTTTCCAGCAAATCCACAAGGAGATGGTTGCCCTTTTCTCATTTTACTCCATTTTTCTTTTTGTTCTTTTGTATGCGTTTGATTATAGAATGGATTTTCTTCTCCAAGAAATTTACCTTTTCTTTTTAACGATAATAGTTGTCTCGTTTTTTCTGTATGAGAATATCCAAGCATACCACCATCACCACCAAGAGTTTGATTATAATGAGGATTTAATTTAGAAATCCAAAATATTTCTCTGTTTCCTAAATTATCTTCACATAATTCAATTTCTTCAATAATAAAATTTTCCTTGCCGTATTTTCTTATTGCTCTATGGAAATAAGATGTAGAATTTCTATTAATAGCATCATAACAATGATTATAAAACCTTGTTGGTAAAGATTTCATAGTTTTACCAACATAAAACTTACCATTAACTTGATTGGTTATTTTGTAAATGCGACCTTCCATAAGATAAAATAAAGACCTATTACTATTTATAATAACAGGTCTTTACACTTTCGTCAAATTTTACAACTTTCGCAATCTTCCTCTTCGGCACCAGAAAGTTCTTGAAGAAGTGATTGAAGGTCTTGTTTTGGTTCTTCTACTACCTCATCAGTTTTAATATCATATGTGTTTTGATAATAACTTGTTTTCCAACCAACAGAATATGAGTAAAGCATATCGTGCGCCATCACTGACACGGGAACTTCATTATTGGCATAATTCTCTGGATTATAAGACCAGTTACCAGAGATTGCCTGGTCAAAGAACTTTTGCATCACAGCAACAATATTGATATAACCAGTATTACTAGGCATATCCCACAGAAGAGTATAATTGTTCTTAAGTGTTTGGTACTGAGGAACAATCTGCTTAAGCGGACCTTTCTTTGATTTCTTAACGGACAAGAATCCACGAGGGGGTTCAATTCCATTGGTTGCATTTGACACAACGGAACTGCTCTCCGATGGCATTTGTGCGGACAGTGTTGAGTGTCTGAGACCGTGTTCCAGAATTGATGCTCTAAGAGTTTCCCAATCATGTTGCAATTTAATAGAAGAAATTTCGTCTACATCTTTCTTGTAGGTATCAATGGGAAGAATTCCATCAGCATACTTAGTACGTCCAAAATATCCACAATATCCTTTTTCTTTTGCAAGTTGGTTAGATGCTTTCAAGAGATAATATTGGAAAGACTCAGAGAGTCCATGAACAGCATCCCAAGCTTCCTGAGAATCATAATTAAATCCAAGTTTTGCCAAATAATGGGCAAGACCAATAAAACCTATTCCAAGAGATCTACGTGCCTTTGTAGCAAGTTCTGCAGCGCGTACAGGATACTTCTGATAGTCGATCAATTCATCTAGACCGCGAACTGAAAGATCACATAGTTCCTCAAGTTCTTCATCAGACTTTACCTTTCCTACATTGATAGCAGAAAGAATGCAAAGTGCAATCTCACCATTCTCATCATCAATATGCTGGATTGGATAAGTTGGCAGTGTGATTTCTTGGCATAGGTTACTCATCTCAACTTTATCCTTAAAGGATGAGTGAGAATTGCAGTGATCAATATTCATAATATAGATACGACCAGTTTCTGCACGTTCCTTAAGAAGGTTGAGGATTAGTTCTTGCGCTTTAATAGTTTTTTTCTTAATGGAAGTATCCTTTTCATATGCACAGTAGAGTTCATCAAAATCAGGGAGTCCAAATCGATCATAAAGTCCAGGTACATCGTGAGGAGAGAAAAGGGTGATCTCACCATCCTGAATGAATCTCTCATAGAAGAGTTTGCTGATTTGGATGCTGTAGTCTAACTTACGAACACGATTATCCTCTGTGCCCTTATTATTTTTAAGAACAAGAATATCTTCTATTTCTTGGTGCCAGATTGGGAAGTGTACTGTCGCGGATCCACCTCGTATGCCATTTTGCGTGCAACATCTGACAGTTGCTTCAAACTTCTTGAGAAATGGTACAACACCCGTGTGTTGAACTTCTCCCCCTCTGATTTTGCTGTTGATACCACGGATTCTACCAGCGTTGATGCCGATTCCCGCCCTCTGCGCAACGTATCGACCAATAGCCATGTCAGAGCTAAAGATAGAATCGAGGGTGTCATCAACATCAACAAGAACACAACTAGCAAATTGTCTAAGTGGCGTTCGCACTCCCGCCATGATTGGGGTTGGGATGTTGATTTTGTGTTTGGAGATTGCGTCATAATACCTCTTGACGTATGAGAGTCTTGTTTCCTTTGGATACTCTGCAAAGATAGTCAGAGCAATCATCATATACATGAACTGAGGAGTTTCATATACTCCACCACCGCTTCGATCTTGCACGAGGTACTTATCAACGACCTGACGTAGACCCGCATAAGTGAATAAAAAGTCGCGATCATGATCAATATAAGAATCAGCGCGATTAATCTCTTCTTGAGAATACTTGTTGTAAATATCATTATCATAAACTTCCGAAGTAACACACTGAACAATATGCTGCTCAAGTGTAGGAAGTTCCTTCATTTTTCCATACAGTTGCTTACGCACAGAAAAAAGAAGTAGACGTGCAGCAACGTATTGATAATTAGGATGATCAAGATCGATTAAATCACTAGCACTGCGAATCAGGATTTCTTGAATCTCTGCAGTGGTAATACCATCATAAAATTGAATACCAGAGGTCATCTCAACTTGACTTGCAGAGACCCCTGCAAGACCTTTACACGCCTCTTCAACCATTAGATGCATCTTATCTAGGTCAAGAGACTCAATTCGTCCATCACGCTTTTTAACTTTTGTACCGTTACTCATACTTTCTTCCAGGCAGTAAATTTAAGTTTTGCTTCTAATCCAGAGTAGATATTAGATTCTATCACATTCTGAACATCAAGTCCAGATAGAACCATATCATTAATGTCTTTTTCTTTTATTGTTGAAGGCCAGATGACAACTTTTTGTCCATTTTCGATAACTCGGGAAATTCTTGATAGGATTTCTGTATTACGTGGTTCGTTATCGTATATCCAAACACAATCGCGAATACCCCACTTAGTAACATCACCATCAGCTCCACACAAAGCAATTGCGTTGCGAACGAAGGTTGAGTCGAAGGGACCTTCGGTGATGTAGACAGTTTCACTTTTTTGGACTTCATCAAGACCATAGATTTTTGGTGCGTCATCGTCAAGCATTATAGTGATGTATTTAACCTTACTGGGACCAAGTGCTCTTCCCTGAAACCCGACTAGATTATTTTGATAGAACAAAGGAATAATAATCCTTTGTTCATCTTTATCTGTACTGTCGAATGTTTGGCGAAGAGAGTTGGTCCACTCCTTAAACTTTTCGGTGTAATAATAGTTATCTGGATTTAATTTTCTACTTTCCAGATACTTTTTTGCATCAAAGTTTGATGATGCTTTAGGTAAATTTATTTTTGATTTAAACTTTGGTGTTTCGAATTTAAATACAGGTTCTTTTACTGTAAAGTTTCTTCCAGTATGACCTTCTTTAAACTTTTCAAAAGTATATTGCTTATAGACTACAGGATCAATCTGTTTTAAAAAGTTATTAAAAGATATGTTAATGCCACAATTATGGCATTTAAAATTTGTATTATTTTTTACCTGATACAAATATCCTCTTGCTTTATTTTTATTCTTTTGAGAATCGCCACAAATGGGACAACGAAAATTATAAAGATTGGGTTTTACTTTTTTAAACTTTTGAAATCTACCAGATATCAAATTGATGTATTTAACATCAACAAAATCCATGACAATACAGTGAGGTGTCCATCTATTCTACCAGACTATCTGGTCTTGTCAAGACACAAAACAGTTATAAGACCAGTCCACTTTATAACTGAATTTGTAATTTTCTGAAGAGAATAAATGGTTGTCTTATTTTTAGTTTTCATTGGCCCTGTCGCCAACACTCAACTATTTATTTTTGTATTTGTACTTGAGAAGAATCTGGTGTTAGAAGATCTATAACCACATGAGATTGAGAAAATCCAAAGGAAACAACAGCAAAAACTCCAATGATTATCCAACGAAACTTTATAACTTCTTCCAATTTACTTTCTACTTTTTCTATTCTCTGAACTACAACTTCATGAGAATCTTTATTTTCTAATTTTAATTCCTCAATCAGTCTACCAATATAATCATCTGCTTTATGACACTGCTCTATTCTTTCTTCGTGAACAGCAAGCATTTTACTGATGTTTTGACTAGTTTTACCCATAATCTGAATTGCTTCGTCAATCTTTCTCAGCATAATCTCATACGAAGAAATCCTTTCTTCAAGAACAGCAATTTTAGTGTCTGTAGAAGTATTTGAATTAAACATCTCTAGCATGAGTTATTTTTGTTGTACTACTAAAAACAAATAACTCAAGTAGTTTTATTAATATTTATTGTTCCGATTTCTTCCACCTTTTGCGAGAACCAGGGGGAAGTTTAATTTGCGGACCTCTTCTTCTTTCCAATCCCAGCACCGGACTAAATCCACCTCTAGTTTTTGGATCTCCAGAATCAGAAAAAGCACCAGATCCTCCAGGAGGATTTGCTGTCATCATTTCTTCTCTGATTATAGAAATAATTCTATCAAGTTTCTTGGGATTCATTGTAGATCTTATACAATTCGGAGAGACAGTTTAAATCAACTTGCACATTATGAATATAACATTTTGGATACTCAGGCAGTTTTCCAAGAAATATAATGAATGTTTTCATTGCAGACCACAAATCCTCTTCTATTTTATAGAAAAGCATAGGAGTCGTTGCATCACCAAAAATATTATAAAGAATAATAAAATGATTAAGAAGAAGATGAGATTT